CCACGCTGACGGATCCCCTGGTGATGCGGGCCATCTTCACCTACGTGCGGGCCAACTTCGAAAGCCCGGCGGACTACGACCGGCTGGCAAAGAGCTACAGCCTGCAGAAGGAGCAGCTGATGCACGCGACCGGCTACACCGATTACGGTGAAGGCGGTGACGGCGAATGATCCGGGCAAAGGTTGCGTACCTGATCACGGAGGACCCGAAGGCCCACGGGATCTTTGACGACCCGCAGGAGAGCCTTCGGAAGGTTTACTGCACGAAGCGGAGCATCGGCCAGACGGAGAAGTACCAGGCGGACAGCGTCGGGCTGAGCCCTGAGCTGAAACTGATCCTGCCCCACGCATTTGACTACCACGGCGAGAAAAAGCTGACGTACCAGGGCGAGCGGTACGAGATCATCCGGACATACCAGGACGGCGACAGCATGGAGCTGACCATCCAGCGGGAAAACGGCAACGCGGAGGTGACCGGGAATGTATGACGAACTGATCGCGCTGCTGGAGGCCATCGACGGGATCCAGTTCTGCGAGTACGAATGGGCAACCCGCCCCGCGGGGAACCACGGCGTGTACCGAATCGACTTTGACGCGGCCACCGACAGCGGGGACGATCACAGCCAGGACAGGGCCATCGAAGGCAGCGTGGACCTGTGGACACGGGGACGGTGCAACGATATCGCGGCAGCGGTGGAAGAGGCCCTGGAGACGGTCTGCGGCGCCAGCTGGGAGAAGACCGTGCAGGAGCCGGACCCGGAGACCCACCTGCTCCGGCGGGAATATGTTTTCCAGATGGAGCGTGAGTGACGATGGCGGGAAGCATGAAGACCACAGGGACAGAAGAGCTGATCGCAATGCTGGGGCAGTTGGGAAATGACGCCCCACGGATTGCTGCATACGCTCTGTACGAAGGCGCAGGCGTTGTTGCCGATGCCTACAAGTCGGCCGTGGGGTCCATCATGACCACCAGTCGGAGGCGTCACAAGGAGCCTGGCGGGAGGCTTCCGACAAAGGAAGAAAAGGCCATGCTCCAGGGCGCAACGGGCGTTTCCAAGTTCCACAAGGACATCGACAGCGTGGACACGCTGGTGGGTGCAGCGGAAGGATACGGAAGCGTTAATGGGAAACGGAAAGCATACAAGCTGCTGGCCAGGTCCATCAATTCCGGGACTCATTTCATGAAAAAACAGCCGGTGTTCCGGAGGGCGTCGAGCCAGAGCCGGGCTAAGGCACAGGCAGCGATGGTTGCGAAGGCTGAAGAGCTGATCAACGAGATCGCAAAATAAGAGGAGGACGAGACAATGGCTTATATCGGCATGCGGAGCCCGGTTGCGGCTCCGGTAACCGCCCACACGGACGGCTCTGCCATCACCTACGGCGCCGGCTTTGTGATCGGCAACGCGGTGGCGGCGAACATCTCTTTCGAGACTGGCGACAACCCGGACTACGGCGATGACATCATCATCGACAACGACAACGGGATCAACGGCTACTCCGGAACCCTGGACGTCAACGACCTGACGGCGGACGTGCGGGCCAAGCTGCTGGGCTGGGAGGCTGTGACCGGCACCGGCAGCGCGGTGACCCAATATGAGGTCACCGACGCGGCGGCCCCGGAGGTGGGCTGGGGGTTCATCCATGTCAGCATGTACAAGGGAACCCGCAGTTACGAAGCCTACTGGTTCCATAAGGCCCAGTTCACGCAGAACGCGGTGAACGCCAGCACCAAGGAGCGACAGATCACCTGGAACCATCCTCAGATGAATTTCCAGGGAAAAGGCTGCTACCTGGACGACAGCGGGAAGGCCAAATACTTCGACTGGATGACTTTTTCAACGGAAAGCGCCGCGAAGACATGGCTCTACACCAAGGCCGGCATTTCGATCTGATGGCATGGGGGCGCTCCGAAAACGGGGCGCCTCCGCTTTTTCGATAAAAAGGAGTGAAACAAAATGGCAGAAAACGATAGCCCGGTGACCATTGACATGACAGAGGAACCGAAGGACGGCGAGCAGATCAAGCCTGCGAAGGTAAAGAACGTTTCAGTTCTGATCGGCGACAGGACCGTTCCGCTGCGGCTGACCATGCGCGGCATCATCCAGATCGAAGAAGAAATGGATATGGACGTGGAGGAACTGCGTGCAGCGCTGAACAACCTGAAGAAAAAAAACACCCGGATGGTGATCCGTGCGCTGGTGATCCTGGGGAACGAAGGGCTCCGGATGAAGGGCGAGGAAGCGAACCTGACAGAGGAAGAGTTGATCGAAAAGATCCCAGTACACAACAGGCTGCTATACAGGGTTGGAGCGCTGGCGACCATCTCCAAAGGCATGTTCATGGAGACGGATGACTCTGAAGAAGAGAAACAGGACGTGGTCCTGAATGAGATCTTAAAAAAAAATACAGATTGACGGCGCGGACCCTGCGTAGCTACGGGCTGACGGCGGGGCTGCGCTACGATGATATGGACAATTTGAGTCCGGGAGAGATCCTGGACCTTTTCATCATGCGTCGTAAATATGACGACAATCAGCACAGAATCCAGCGGGGGTGATTAAATGGCGGACATCAGCACCAGAATGTCAGTGGAAGGCCTGAGCCAGTATAAAAGCGCATTCAGCCAGGCACAGAACGCTGTCAAGACGCTGGACGCTGAGCTGAAGAAGAGCGAGGCCCAGTTCAAGGCCACGGGGAACCAGGAACAGTTCCTTGCTGACAAAGGAAAGATCCTTCAGCAGCAGTTGAAACTGCAGAAACAGGCGGCGGAGCAGGCAAAAGCAGCCTTGAAGCAGATGGACGCTCAAGGTGTGAACCCGATGAGCCGGAGCTATCAGGAATTCGCCCAGAAACTGGCCAACGCAGAGACGGCTATTATCAACACCACGTCGGCTCTTAACACACTTGGACAGAGCGAAGACGCCGCTGCAACAGGCGCTGACAAGCTGACCACCAGCGTGAACGGGATCAATAAGAAGATCAGCCTGGACCAGGTGATCGGCGGGATCGACAAGATCACCGGCGGACTGGAGAACGCGGCGAAGAAGGCCATCGAATTCGGGAAGCAGCTCTGGGACACGATAATGAACAGTGCTTCCCAGGCGGACGACATCTCTACCATGGCGACACGTCTTGGGCTGACGGATGATCAGGTTCAGCGGATGATGTACGTGGCGGACCGGTTTGAAGCGCCGGTAGAAGCCATGGCAAAAACCTGGAAAAAACTGAAGAACAACATGGCCAGCGACAATGCCGAAATCGTTGCAGGCTTTGAAAAACTCGGCGTGGCAACTCATGTGATGATCACCGGGAAGTACGAAAACTACGCCGGACCTGCCCGGGACTATCTGGATGTGTTCTGGGAAGTCGGCGACGCGCTGATGCGGATGACCGACGAATCCGAACGGGAACAGATGGCTCAGAAGCTGCTGGGGCGCAGCTGGGATGAAATGATCCCGTTGTTCAAAGCAGGTCGTGAGGCGTACGAAGATGCGCTGAAGGCAGCTCCTACAGCCAGCGAGGACGCTGTGGAAAGCGCGGCATCGCTGAACGACAGGGTAAAGGAGCTGGAAAAAAGCTGGGACACGCTGAAGCTGGATGTTATCGGTGAGGTTGCGCCAGCGCTGGAAAAAGGCGCGGACGCCATTGCAACACTGCTGGACAAAATCACGGAATATCTGAAAACGGACGCAGGGCAGCAGATGCTGGAAGACCTGGGGACGGCTGTCTCCGGGCTTTTTGAGGATCTGGGAAAGATCGATCCGGAGAAGGTTGTCAGCGGATTTGTCGGTGTATTCAATACCATCACGGACGGGCTCAAATGGCTGCTGGAAAACAAGAGCGCACTGGGGGACGTGCTGGTCGGCATCGTTACGGCGTGGGCCGGGGCAAGACTCACCGGAGGGGCGCTGCAGGTGCTGCAGCTGGTGAACGGGGTAAAGGATCTTACTGGCGGAGGCGGTGGAGGAGACGGAACGACAGCCACCACCGGCGGCGGAAACACCACAGGCGGCGGAGGGTTCTGGACCAACGCGATCAACACAGCTGCCCTGGTTGGATCCGCGGCATCGTTTTACCGAGCGACAGAAGGCAACATGAAGCAGCAGCTGAAAAACTTCTACGAACAGACGCAGGGGATGAGCGTGGAAGAGCAGGCGAAGCTCATGTGGATGCAGACCACCGGCATGAGCGAGGCGGAATACAACTACCGGATGAACAGCGACGGCGGCGGGGAATTCTTCGGCACACCGGAAAACCCTGTGGAGGTCACGGTGACGCCGGTTGCGGAGGAAGGATCCGCCCAGAGCGTCAGCGACCAGGTGGGCACGGTGGATATCAACGGAATCGTGCACATCACGGGCGTGGACGGGGAAATCATGGGCGTCAGCGGCAACTGGTGGGGCGGAGACGGAAGCATTGTACGGCCCCACAGAGTCGGGAGCCACGCCAACGGCTTGCCCTGGGTGCCGTATGACGGATATCTGAGCGTACTGCACAAGGGCGAGCGGGTCGTGCCGGCGCGGGAGGTTTCCGGAAGCAGGACGTTCAGCAGCAACCTCTATGTGGAATCGATGTACATGAACAACGGGCAGGACGCGGACGGACTGGCGGCACGGGTGGCCGCGGAGAACCAGCGGATCATGTCCGGATTCGGGAGCTGAAAACATGGGACAGAGCTTTTTTATCTGGAACGGGCGGGACTGCCGGTCGATGGGTGTGAACCTGCGCGGGCCGGTTCCGATTGTCCGCCCGGAGGAACGGGTGCGGCACGTGGAGATCCCGGGAAGCAGCGGCGACCTGACGGAGACGGAAGGCGAAAATATTTATAATTCCTACATTCAGACGGCATCGATCAGCGTCCGCGGAGGGTTCCGGGTGCGGGAGGTTTACCGGTGGCTGCGCGGCGCCGGATACGTGACGTTCAGTGGAGAACCGGACAGGCGGCAAGCGGCGCGGATCATCGGAGCCATCACGCTGAACCGGCACAGCCGGAACCTGGACAAATGGGAAGGCGAGGTTCAGTTCTACTGCCAGCCGCTGAAGCAAAAGCTAACAGAAAAAACCATCACGTTGACCAACAACGGAACGGTCCGGAACGACGGTGACGTGAACGCTAAACCGCTGTACAAAATCACATGCAGCAACAGCGACGTGGTGATTTCCGCCCTGGGCGACAGCACTCCGGAAGACAATTCCCTGACCATTACAGCCAGAACGCCGGATGAAGTGATCTGGGTGGACACCAAGCTGATGGAAGTCTACAACAGCGACAAAACCGCGCTGTTGACAAAATACAGCGTCGGCAATTTCCCGGTGCTGTCGCCAGGGGAAAACAATTTCGCATTCTACAATGCCAGCAGCGTCGAGATTGAAAAAAGAGAAAGGTACCTGTGATGATCTGCGTATTTGACATCGGAAATGACAACTACGAGGGAAACGGGAACGAGATTCTGATCCCGACGGAAGCGAAGGCAAAGATGGTCGCCGGAGGAAACTACGACCTGACCATGACGCATCCGATCGATCCGGAAGGAAAATGGAAGCACCTGCTGCCGGGGGCGATCATCCGGATCCCGGTGCCGGAGGAAGAGATTGAAAACGCCTTCAGTGGATACGAAGCGGACGTTTACAAAACGACCGGAGAAGCGGTGCTACGGGAAGCACCGAATGAACCGACGGCGATTAACTATCCGGAATGGGCAGCCGGAGGAGACTATCAGAAAGGCAGCAAAGTGCGCTGCAGCTACTGGAGCCATAAAAACTACCAGTGCACCTATTACGACCCGGAGAGTCCGCAGGTTATGGTGCCGCCGTACAATTCCAGCTGGTGGACACCCATCGCGGACATGACAGCTGGGTCGCCGGTGCTGGTGACACTTCCAGCGGGGACGGACTTATACTTTGTCGAAGACGTAGACGCGACATGGTACAAGATGAGCACCTACTACGGGGTGGTCGGATATATCAAAAAGACCGACGTGCAATACGACAGGCACCTGACACCCAGCGAGACGCAGCCGCGGATCATCCGGGAACAGCTGCTGCGAATCACAAACGCGACGGTGGACACGAAGAACAGGACGGTCAGCGTGACGGCGCAGCACGTGAGCTACGACCTGGACGGGATCCTGGTGCAGGAAGCGGTGATTGTCCAGGCATCACCTGCAATGGCGATGGGCAGGATCATGGAAGGGCTGATGATCGACTACGAAGGAACGATCGCCACAAACCTGACCAGCGACGACAACGGAACATACACCGACACGATCAAGGGGAAAAACGGGATTTACTGTCTGCTGGATCCGGACAAGGGCATCGTGAGCAAATTCGACGCGGCCTACAAGCGTGACAACTGGGACATTTTCATCATGAAGAAGGTGGAGGTCGACCGGGGGTTCCGGCTGAAATACCGGAAGAACCTGCTGGGGGTCAACTGGGCGCAGAAGAGAAACGGCCTGATCACACGGGTGGTTCCGGTGGCGAAGGACGAAGGCGGCGCGGATCTTTACCTGCCTGAGAAGTGGATCGACAGCCCGCTGATCAACAACTACCCGCGGATCCGGATGGAGCGGCTGACGGTCAAGGGGCAGATCGGGAAAGATAAGGGCCTGGGCGACGACAGCGTCTGGACGGACACCGACTTATACGCAGAGATGCGGACGAAGGCGCAAGAACGGTTCACCATCGACAAGGCCGACCTGATCACGCAGGAGGTGACGGTCGACTTTGAGATGATCGGCGACACGGAGGAATATCAGGCGCTGAAGGGACTGGAAAAGGTTCTGCTTTATGACACCGTGACGGTCGAGGACGAAACGGTCGGGCTGAGCATGAAGCTGACGGTGACGGAGATGGAGTGGGACGCGATCCGGAAGAAGGTCACGGCGCTGAAGCTCTCCAACGTGAACAACCGGGCCGGAAAAAACGTGACCGGGTACAACGTTCAGGCGAAGAGCATCGGGAGCGACAAGCTGACGGACGACGTGGCCGGAGAGATCCTGAATGACGTGAGGGACATCATCCCGGAATACGCAGATCCGGAAGCTGGAAGAACCGCGACGAACATCGTCGACAACCTGACAAGCACCAGCACGACGGACGCCCTGTCGGCGAACATGGGGCGGGAATTAAATGACAAATTGACGCCAGATTGGTCGAATTCCACATCATGGTTGACAAGCGTGGAACAAGGTGTTGCAAACCGGTGTTGGGTTGGTAAAACGGTAACCATGACCATAATGACAGAGTCAAAGGTTCACGCTGAAAACGATATCATAATGACCCTTCCAGACGGATGGAAGCCGATTATTCAGATTGACATTCCTGCGTATTACAGAAATGGTTGCTGTGTATTGCGTCTAAAGACAGATGGTACACTGAGTATTTGGATTTTGAATGATGCAACAAATAGAGGCCGTGTGTACGCAACGTTTACGTATATTGCGCGATAAAAGAATTTGAGAGGGTTGAAAATGCCGGGTGCATATTTGGCTACTAAATGTTACTTTTATCAAAAACAGAGGGGAGGAAAATGAAAAATGGACAGAATATTCCATGAAGACATCGTTAAGGTAGACCTTGCGAATAACGGCGTGATTCACAGAACTTTTCTGAACCGGACAATTGGGAAAGACGATGATTACGCTAACAGATTTGGTGTTGACTTATATTTTGACGGAGTGGCACTAAACTTAGACACATCCAGTTGTATCGGTCTTTTTATGGCACCGGACGGGCAGAATATCATTATCTCCGATCAGAATCACGCATACGCCGGAGGAAACAGGGCATTTGTCCAGCTTCCGCAGGCGTGTTACAACGTCGAGGGGCCGTTCACGCTGGCGATCAAGGTAATTGAAAGTCCGGTCACAAACACGGTCCGGATCATCGACGGTATGGTTTGCAACACTGGATCCGACAACCCGGTGGCGCCGGTCGGAAGCGTACCAACCTATCAGGAAGTACTGGCGGTTTTCGATCAAATGCTGGAAGCAAAAGCCGGGGCAGTACGATATGACATCACGCAGAACCTGACAGATTCGGAAAAAATAAAGGCACGGGACAATATAGGGATGATACATCTTTCCTTTGATCAGATCGAGGGAGAAAACTATATTATGACAGTTTCCACAAAAAGCGAATGGGATCAGATCAGCGGGGATGATTACATGCTGGTAACGATGGCGGACTAAAAAGAAACGGAGGAAAGAAAGATGCCTAAATATGTAACACGGATGGCAAAAAGCGGGGAAAGCGAATCCTATGCTGTCAAGGACACAGGGGCACGGGATCTGATCAGCGCGGAAACATCGGCACGTCAGGAAGCGGATCAGGCAGAAGCAACCGCTCGGGCAGCGTCAATCGCGGCAGCAAGAGCAGAAATTATCAATAATGTCAATTATATTGATTCTGGAGAATATTCAAGTTGCGATGACGTTGACAAAAACAGTATTATCTTTGTCCAATCAAGTGGAGGAGTAAAAAGCATCCCGGATTATCCAATCAATATAAATGAGGGTTTGGGCTGGCTCATTACAACCAAGGCAACAGATACAATTAAATATCAGTTTGCGATTTCATGGAGCAACACTAAAGAGGCGCACCAAATCAAATACAGAACATGCAAGTTAGGAACATGGCAGGAATGGCTGATACTGGGATTTGAAGAAAACACCATGCGCGGGTGGGCCGGTGAAGCAGGAATAGAATCCTGCGATGACGTGGACGAAACGAGCTGGTATATTGTTTCAAGCTCAGCAGGGATTACGGAACCTGAAGATTTTCCATTCACCAATGCTGGATATCTTCATACCATCGTAAAAGGAAACTTCCGGATTCAGTTTGCAGTAAGTATGTCGCCGGAAACATATGTGGATGGCGGTGGATTCAAGGTAAGAACAA